TTACATTTATTACACTAAATTCAAATTAGTTTGACACATTCATTTTTTATATTTTTACAGGATATAATATATAATATATAGCACATTCATTCATTTTTTAAACAAGCATTAAAATATGAATTTAGAACTAGGGAAATTTGATATGCGCTCAATCAGTTTTAAACCGGACGAAAATAAAGGTCCTGTTATCGTCTTAATCGGGCGTCGTGATACCGGTAAAAGTTTCCTCGTGAAAGACCTCATGTACTATCACCAAGACATTCCCATCGGAACCGTTATTTCAGGAACAGAAGCAGGAAACGGATTTTTCGGAGAACACGTGCCGAAACTCTTCATCCATGACGCATACAACACCGCAATCATAGAAAATATTTTGAAACGACAAAAAGCAGTGCTGAAACAAGTTAAAAGGGAAATTGAATCTTATAAAAGAAGCACAATAGACCCTCGAACATTCGTTATCCTCGATGATTGCTTGTTCGATAACAAATGGACTCGCGACACCATGATGCGTCTCCTTTTTCTCAACGGGAGACATTGGAAGATTATGCTAGTAATTACAATGCAATATCCTTTAGGTATCCCTCCACTTCTTAGAACCAACATTGATTATGTATTTATCCTGCGAGAGCCGGATTTAGGTAATCGAAAACGAATTTATGAAAATTACACTGGAATGTTTCCGACATTTGAGTCGTTCTGTCAAGTGATGGACCAGTGCACTGAAAATTTCGAGTGTTTGGTAATAAATAAAAATGCCAAGTCGAATAAACTACAGGACCAAATTTTCTGGTACAAGGCGCAGCAACACGGGCCGTTCAAACTCGGTAGTAAAGAATTTTGGGAGATGAGCAAGGATTTGAATTCTGATGACGAAGAAGAGTCATATGACCCGAAGAACATCAACAAAAAAGGAGCGGGACCTAAAATCAGTGTGAAAAAAAATAAATGGTAGTGCAATCCACACCGCCAACAATGCAACAACAAGTGCAAATTCAAACCCTTACATTACACTGTCACCATTTTGTAGATGTCGTCCACATAATTTTTTGCTTGAATTCTTGCGCAAATTCTTGCGTAAGGGTTGGGAAACGCGGTTGTTTTTGTTTTTTCAATAATTTGTGTGATTGATTTTTTGATGCAGTGGTGTCTATGGTGCATGTCGAAAAGGGCTTTTTCTTCATTTTGTATCAACTGCAATTCATATAAAACCTTGGCTTTCAACACCTTGGCTTTCAACATGCCAAGTTCGTAAAAGAATTGGGATGGGTATTCATGCAGCTGCATCTGTTCCAACCTCATCTGGAGTGGAATCAGTCGGCGGCGCATTTCTTGACACTTTTGTATTTGTTGCGTGATTTCCGCTTTAGATTGCAACTGGGCTTTCATGCGGGCTTCGTGTTCAGTTTGCCGTTTGAGTATCAGTTCACGCTCGTGCTCGTGCATTTCTTTTTTTGTTTTTCTCTCTTCCAACGAGGATGATGATGTGTTTGCTTCTTGTTTCAATAATAATTGCTGGGCAGGTAATAGATTCTGAAACCACTCGGATGCCTCCTTCTTATTCCTTCTCTGTATTCCTGATGACTTGCCTACTCCTGATTTGGATTTTCCTGTGGCTGTGGCTGTGGCTGCGGTTTGCATGATATAATTGAGTTGACTTGTTGCCGGTTTGAACACTGAATATTTTAAAAGTAATCGAAAAGTTTTCAATTTATATTTTTGTAATAAATAAAAATTGAAAATAAATGTTTCATTTTAATATTTTTAAACACTTTAAAATAAATACAAATCAAAAAAACGCAATCATATGAAACATCATGATAATATATCAAGAAAAACAATGTTATTATCATTGTCAATGTCAATATTGTTTACATTTATTTTACCTGTCGATACCAATGCCAATGTCAGCACCACCAATTCTTCAACAACCGAAACGCCAACCGATGATGACCAAACAACACCATCTTCCCTATTGAGTCAAGAAACCGTGACAATTATAACTTATTCAATAATATCGCTAATGTTTGGCATTCCAATTTTTACATTTTTGACGTGCATCTATCATATGAAGGGGACGACGCCTTGCGATTTTAAAGCAGCATGTTGCAGTTGTTGTTAATCCAGTGCAGGCATTGTACGTACCGCCATTAGAACCAGCATACAGTTTTTAAATAATGGGACTCAAATTCCCTCTATTTTTTTTTGTACGCGCGCATTTTATGACTGCGTTTCTTATAATAACTGCGCGAATACATCTTTAATCTTCTTCCTCCTTCTTGCCCTGCATATGCTCGTTGTCGTCTACGTTCGTCACGTTCTTCCTGACGTTCTTCAGCAAGCTCGAGCAACCCTTGTGAAATTTGAGACTCACCCCTATAATATGCTGCATCTTCTTCTTTTAATTTTTTTATATCAGAATCTCGTTCAGCTTTACCATATTTTATCAAATCTTCTACAGTAAAAACTTGAATTATTTTATGATATTTTTTATTTTGATTGAGAAGTTGAATTAATTTTTCAAACACTGAACAAATACCCTTCATTCTTTGTTGGACAGCTATGCGTGCTTCTGGAGTATGTTGCAATGAATTTTTATCGATAAAATCAACTAATATAGAAACCACATGAGTGAAAAACAATTTTATACTTGTAGCAAGTTCACTACTAGTATCCAATTTATTATCAGATATAAATTTATCAACAATTTCATCACATTGTTTAATATAAATTTCACGACTAAGGGGGGGTCCATGTAACGTTTTTGGACCATATTTTTCTATGATTTCTCTAAAAGGAACTACAATTCGAGGTAAATCTGGTGTATTTTTTAGTAAATCAAAAAACTCTTTCGTAATATCAATCAAAAATGAAGGAGAATCACTAAAATTATATCCTTGCGTCGAAGCTACGGGAGTAGATAATTGCCATATGAATTTTGTAAAAGATTCCTCTCCAAAATTTTCTTTAAAAAACTCAACAAACTCTGCAACATTATTTGCTCTTGCGTTTCTAATGTTTCGATTATAATAATCTTCTTCAAAGTTTGTCCTGGTGTGTCTGCGCGTCTTTTTGGACGGTGTCCTGTGTTTTGAAGTGGGCGTGAGCGTGGTACGCGTCTTTTTGGACGGTGTCCTGTGTTTTGAAGTGGGCGTGAGCGTGGTACGCGTCTTTTTGGACGGTGTCCTGTGTTTTGAAGTGGGCGTGAGCGTGGTACGCGTCTTTTTGAACGGGGATAGAGCATCCCCTTTTTCTATATATTTGTCTTCACTCGAAACGTTATCAGAAGACATTTTCTGTTCCTAAATATATATATATATATATATATATGTATATAAATTATATTAAATAAATTATAATTTATATCAAATTTTTGCGATTTTAAAGCAGCATTTTGCAGTTGTTGTTAATCCAATTCTTCGATGTTTGGTTCAGAGGAGGAAGAGGACGATGACGATGGTTGTTGTTGTTGTTGTTGTTGTTGTTGTTGTTCAGGTACTCCATTAGAAGAAGCATACAGTTTTGAAATAATCGGACTAACAATTCCTTCCAGTTTTTTTTGTTGCGCCTCATACTCGGCCGCCTCTGTTTCACTACTGTGACCCACAGATTCCAGCCACTCAAGCGACGCCTTGCAAGCGTCCTCAATTGCGCTGCGGTCCGTCTCGGACAACTTTTCCTGCATACCCGGCTCAGAAGCTGAACTTTTGACCGAATAAACATAATTCTCAAACCCGTTTCGCGCATCAATTTTTTGTTTGTGCTTTGAATCTTCCTCCTTGTATTTTTCCGCTTCAGCAACCATGCGCTCAATATCATCCTTTGACAACCGCCCCTTATCATTTGTAATGGTGATTTTATTCGACTTGCCGCCGGCTTTATCAACCGCATTCACGTTGAGCACACCATTCGCATCCAAATCAAATGTGACCTCAATCTGCGGAGTTCCGCGCGGCGCCGGAGGAATGCCGTCCAGTTGAAATTTGCCAAGAATGTTGTTGTCTTTAGTAAGCTGGCGCTCACCCTCAAACACTTGAATTAAAACGCCGGGCTGGTTATCCGCATAGGTTGAGAATGTCTGCCCCTTTTTGCACGGAATCGTGGAATTTCGCTCAATTAATTTTGTCATGACACCACCAGCAGTCTCAATTCCTAAAGACAAGGGCGCGACATCCAGCAACAAAATATCCTGCGTAATCTTCGACTGGTCTCCCGTCAAAATGGCCGCCTGAACTGCCGCGCCATACGCCACCGCCTCGTCCGGATTAATCGAACGATTGAGCTCTTTTCCATTAAAATACTCCATTAACAAACTGCACACTTTCGGAATGCGCGTCGACCCTCCAACCAGCACAATCTCGTCAACGCTGCTTTTGGACATTTTTGAATCTCTGAGAACGCGGTCAACGGGGTCAATAGTAGAACGAAACAAATCCATGCACAGCTCTTCAAATTTGGCTCGCGTAATCTTGGTCATAAAGTCGGTTCCGTCAAACAACGAATCCACCTCAATCGTGGTTTCCGCAGACGCCGAAAGGGTTCGCTTGGCACGCTCGCACGCAGTGCGCAACCTACGCAAAGCCCGGTTATTACCGGTGGGGTCTTTCTTGGTCTTGCGCTTAAATTCCTGAACACACCAGTTCACAAGTCGGTTATCGAAATCCTCACCACCCAAATGCGTGTCTCCCGCTGTCGCCTTTACCTCAAAAATTCCGTCGTCGATTGTTAAAAGCGACACGTCAAAAGTACCTCCACCCAAATCAAAAATTAAAATATTGCTCTCGCCTTTCCCTTTTTTATCAAGCCCGTACGCAATTGCCGCCGCAGTTGGCTCGTTGATAATGCGCAACACATTTAGCCCCGCAATCGCGCCTGCATCCTTGGTGGCTTGGCGCTGTCCATCATTAAAATATGCCGGAACCGTAATTACCGCTTCTGTAACAACAGAGCCCAAATAACTCTCCGCAATTTCCTTCATCTTGATTAAAACCATTGCGGAGATTTCCTCTGGAGAAAATGTCTTTTGTTCTCCCTTGAATTCCACCTGAATATGCGGCTTACCTCCATCCTTGGCAACCACCTTGAATGACCAATGCTTCATATCACTCTGAATGCTGGCATCGTCGATTTTTCTACCGATGAGACGCTTTGCGTCAAAAATAGTATTTTCTGGATTCATGGATACCTGATTTTTAGCAGCATCTCCAATTAGACGCTCGCTGTCCGTAAATGCAACATATGACGGCGTTGTTCTATTTCCCTGGTCATTTGCAATAATCTCCACGCGCTCATTCTGCCAAACGCCCACGCACGAATATGTTGTTCCCAAATCAATTCCGATTGCTTTTGTCATTTTGTATTCTCTATCTATCTAGATGATTGTATATGTGAATATGTGAATATAGCTTTATATTCTTTACAATAAATAAATAATTAAATTAACAATTTCATAATTTAATTATTATTTTTTATTGGTAAAACTTCATTCATCAAGACCAATGTCATCCTCCTCTTTGTCAAGAAGAGACTGGTTTTCAGTAAGACGCGACAATCCGTGGTCAGTATTCTTATCAGTCACCACATTCTCAGTTTCAAACATTTGTTTGCGGATGTCATCGAGTGTTACATTTTCCGACTCCTCTTCATCTTCGCCCGCATTTGTTGCATCTTCATCTTCAGCCGACAGATTTTTCACGCTTACGAGTTCACCCTTGGAATTAATTGTCTGAGTAAGTTTATTTCCAGATTTTTCTGCATTCTTTTTATTCTCATTGATTGCCTTTTCTTTAGCCTCTTTTACGCGCTTGTCAAATTCCTTTTTGGCATTATCCTCGTTCTTTTTCTTTTCCGACATGAGCTGATTTAGCGTTTCTTCCATGTATTCGACGCGCCCGGTCTTATACGCGTCCGGGTGAAACGGAACCCACATTCCCACCGGACCCACGTAGACATCATGGTTAGGGTCAACTTCGCGAAGCAGCTTGCAGCGCATCTCGGCTTCCTTCTGCGATGCAAAAACGCCGCGAACTTTGATTCCTCTAACCGATGTTTGAAATTCGTGTTGTTCTCCAAATTCAACATCCAGTCTCTCCTCATTGGTATCAATAAATGTTTTAAAATCATCATTCACGTTATATTTCATCACGGATTCATGCTCGGTTTTGAGAAAATCCTGGAAATCTTCATTTACCTTTTCAAATGTCAAATTATACTTGTAAGAAATAAAACTAACAAAATGAAGCATTACATCAACCGATTTTTTATAATTCCACTGCTTTAGAAACTCTTCAAAGAAAAAATGTTCTCTCTGTTTTATAATTTCTTCTGGACTTACAAATGACAAACAAGCAAATTTTTGACCAGAAATTGCTTTATCCTCTTCTAGTAAATCTACATAATTCACATTGTTTGTTCCATCTTTATTTTTCTTCAATTCAACTCCGCGCGGTTTCATTTTAGGATTTAGGAAAAGTTTTAATTATATATTATAATATTATATTGCAATTCATATTTAAGTATTTTAAATAGTAAATATTATTATCAATAATATAACTATTTAAAATTAATATTTTAATATATTTTATTTTTTTTTCTGTTCATTTAATATAATATAAAATGTATAACAACGTTATTGATTTAGGCGAGCTTGTAAAACGCGCAATCAAATACTTGGTTGAAGGTATAATGGTTGCGATTGTTGCATATTCCATTCCCAAACAACGTCTGAAATTGGAAGAAGTAGGTCTCATTGCATTGTCTGCTGCAGCAACGTTTGCAATTTTGGACGTGTATGTTCCCAGCCTTGCCGTTTCTGCTCGGTCCGGTGCCGGTTTCGGAATCGGTGCCAACCTTGTTGGATTCCCCAGGTAAACAAATAATTTTATAACATTTAAATTTGTAATAATAAAATAAAACTTATTGTGTTTGTTTATTTATGAATTAAATAAACAAATATAAAAGCAAAAGAGTATTATAACAAACCAACAACATCTTCCCAATTACAATGAATCAAGACAATAATATTTCTGATTATATGAATTATGACCGCGAGTATTTACGTAATAAAAAAAAACAAGTCAGAATTGTTAAATATATAGTTGAAATTGCAGATGGATTTTTTGCAGGTTTTACAAGAATAATAGAAATGGACATTGGAATATTTGATTGCATTTTAAATTCACAAGAAGTATTCAAAGTATTAAATAATTATATATGTAATCACTTGTATTTCAAGTTGCTGTTTGTTTTAAGTAAAGAAAAATTAAGTTCTCAGTTGTATGAATTGAACAAAATAAAAAATAAAATGTCAATTGATGAAGCGTTGTATAATTCTGAGAGTACTGAAATTATTAATAATAAAAAAATATTAATTCGTATAAAAAAATAATTTTGTTTTTTTTCTTTTTTTATGTCTTGTATTTTTTTTTGGTTAGGATAATTGATTTGGGCGTTGTTGTTGGTTTTGTTGTGTGTGGTGTTGTTAGGTGTGGCGGAAATTCGCGGCAATGTTTTCTTCTTGCATGACTTCGTGTGTAATGTCGGCAAACACACGTCTTGCTCCAATGCGCGTAACCTGCACACGAGGACGAGGTTGTTCTTGCTGCTGCACTCGAGCACGTTGAATCGTTTCGAGAAATGCGATAATGCGACGAGCAAACATGTCAGATGGCTCTACAAGGCTGATATACTGTTGTGCAAAATCGAGAAACTCGCCTAGATCTCGGCTTTCGGCAAATGTAGTTGGAGCTGGGTTGATGTTTTCCATTCGTCCGATGAGTATATTTTCAACGGATGCTGCTGCATTGGAAGTGACGGAAACGGGGGCGGCGGAGGGCATATTTGATAATCCGGTAGAGAGCACTACATTTTATGAATATAATATTTAAGTTTTCAATTTATATTTTCACCAATGAAAAACATGCGTATAAATTGAAATAGTTTAATGAAAACAAATAAAAATAAAAAAGTTTTATTTGTTTTTGTTTTTATTTTTGTTTTTATTTTTATTTTTATTTGTTTCGTTTCAGGCGCTTATACTCGTTAATAAGCGAACTGGGCGCTGCTGGTGTCGTGGTCGTAGAAGCGAAAGTTTTCTTCCATGTTGTTCCAGGTTGATTCGGTGGGGGGTGGCGTCGTTGTCGTGTTTTTCCAAATTGAATCTGTAAACGTGTTGTAAAGGATTTGAGAAGAACAATCAGCTTCCCAGCCGCCGCATCCGCAAATGCAATCGCGGTATTTTTTTGTTGGTGCAGGTGCAAACGGTGGAGGTGCAAACGTGTAGGATGAAATCGGCGTTGTCGGCGTGCTGTAGGTTTCGAGACTCGCTTCAGCGCGAATCGTCTTCTTTTGGACATTTTGTTTTTGCGTGTAAGGAAGAACAACCCAATAAGAAGGGTCTGAATACACGATGCGCGCTTCACGCTGTGACTGAATCCTTTCGCGAAAGTGCTTGGAAATGATGCCGGGAATCCAGAAGTGAATGTGCACAACTGCAAAACAGAAGTTTGCATCCGGGTGCTCGAATTCCACAAAATCAACACGCAAAACAACTGCAATTTGTTGGCATTCAAAAACGCGCTTCACATATGACTCGTGCATTTGATTGCGGTGGACTCGGGGAATGTAGAGAGTAGTAAGCGAGTATGGAGTGGATGCGGATGCCAACTTTGATTGTGCGGTCATATTGAACTTGTTGTTGTGTTGTTGATGTCGTCGGGTTGAAACTGATAAATGTAAAACAAGTAAAAAAGTTTTCAATTTATATTTTTGTCAATGAAAAATATAAAATATATCATGGGTTTTAATGGATTTGATTTCATTTGATTTTCATTTGATTTGATTTCATTTGATTTCATTTGATTTCATTTGATTTCATTTGATTTCATTTGATTTGATTTGATTTTGAAAAAAAACATGGTTTTTACACTGTAAAAAATATAAATTGAAAAATCAAAATGTATTTAAATACTTATCAGTTTGCGGACAAGGAACACACACACACACAAATAATCGATGGCGTCATTGGCGTCAAATTACAATGGACTTGGGTCTCAAACCAGTATAATGGACACGGGAGCTCCGCATTTTAGAGCAATGCGACGTCTGCACAAAAATTCGGGATACTCATTGGTCATGATTGTGAATGAATACATTGACAATGCTGGAAAAATTGCAAAAAAAATTGATTTCAAAGTCGGCGTGTCGCAGTCAGGAATGATTGAAAGCATCACAATCAGCGACGATTACAAACATGGATTTGAAAACATCAATGAATCTGGAGAAAAAAACCCATTCACACTGGGACACACTCGGCCTGGACAAGAAAGCGATGATGAACTGAATGAATTCGGGGTTGGAATGAAGGCAGCTGCAATGGCAGCAGGAAACTTGTTGACGGTGTACACAAATGTCGGTGGCATCTGTTACAAGGTTGAGTTTGACTTTGACAGAATGGAGGCTGAACCCAGTGTCCACGAGTCATACAAACCCAAAAAATCAACCATTGACATGGATGAATACCGTGCAATTCATCCATTTCAATGTGGATCAACCATCGTTCTCAGCGAATTGCATCCACGATTGCACGAGATAACTTCTCAAACACAGATTCAAAAGAAGTTTTCGGATGCATTTTCAGATGCTTACAGCAATTACATCCGCAATGGATTGATTCTCAGTGTGAATGGGGTTGTTGTTGAAGAAGAACGTGATTGGCTTTCCGACGAATCCTGCAAAGTGTTCACCATCACCACAAAAATATCGATATTGGAAAAAACCAATTCACCCCGAATCCTGATTTCCAACCGGACCGGCAAAGGCAAAATCACGACATACAAAAAGTATGATGCACCCGCCATGCCGCCGCCTGCAATGTGCTCTTCAAAATCCAAAACCAAAAGTCAACCACGATTGAAACAGTTTGGCAAAAAAGAACTGGATCAATTGATTGAACAAGGATACCGATATTCGCATCAATTGAAATCAACTGACACGCATGCGATTGAAATCAATTCAACCATCACATTATATTCCAAAGAGTTTGATGATAGCGAGAACCAGGTCGACCTGCCGATGAATCATGTGCATGTGTACAAAGATGATCGCAAATATAGTTCATCATCATTGCGATCATCCAGACAACGCAACAATGGCAGTTGCAATTACAATTACCACAGGATTGAATTTAGATCCAAACAAGTCGGAAAAGAAGTTGGGATCACCTACAACAAGCAGTTGCTGATGAACATTCAAAATGATTTGACCGGCATGATTGACGAAATCATTGAAGACAACAATTCAAATTTGAGCGCTGACACATCCACTCCCAAAAATCAACAATTGTGTCAACGTTATTTGGATAAAATGAATCTTGATGTCATGAATCTTGATGTCATGACCTGCAATCCGAGAAAATTGTCAAAGTACCACAGGGAAATGTACGACAGGAAAATGCGTGATCTACAAGAACAGGCGCAAGAGCAACAACAACAACAAAAGCAAGTTCAGGAATCCATCATTCCAGAAGTTCGAGCAGAAGAAGTGCAGGAACTGGTGGTTGTTCAGGAAGCAGAAGCAGAAAGACCATCACTTCTCACAAAACTACTGCCCCTCTCACCACTTCAAAATCAGACACCAGCACCAAGCACTAAACAAAAACTTGTTATCCGCAAAACAAAACAATTCATACCCCAAACACCATCACCCCTTGAACTATCACAATCACATCTTGCATCATCACCATCACCCCTTGAACTATCACTATCACCTCTTGCATCGTCATTACCCCTTGAACTATCACCATCACCTCTTGCATCGCCATCACCTCTTGCATCATCACCATCACCTCTTGAACGATCACTATCACCTCTTGCATCGCCATCACTTCCATCACTTATTGCAATTTCGCATTCACAAT